GGTTTTTCATCCTCGAACTGAGGCTGCATCACATCCATGATCTTATCGAAGATCTTCTTTCCATACTTGTAAAGAAAGACCTTACCTTCGTTTGTCGGATTCGCTGAGTCGGAGATCACAAGAATGTTCGATACGTAATGCAGACGACGTTTACGTTGACGAACCAATTCCTTGTCTTCCTCTCTTCCCGAGTTCCACAACTGAGAATTCAACTCACTCAACGGATCTTGTTGACCGATTGAAGTAAGAGACTTCTCGATATACCACCTGCCGGTTGGGCCTTTGAAACCATGATCCCAGAAACGGATCCACGGTAAATCTTCGGCATTAGACGAAGGCAGAAAGCGAATAACGGCATAACCATTACCTGCTTTGTCTACAGTTGGTTTCCACTCTCGGTCGTCTCCATAAGACTTTTTTTCAGAGACGCTTTCGGCGGCATTTACCAACTTTTCTATCGACGCAAGTCGATTTGCTTTGAGTTTTTCGAATGACATAGTATTATTTGTATTTTATGTATATTAACAGATTATTGTTGGTTTGTAAAGACTTTTATTATAGTATATTTCAACCATCTTGGTAATTATCACCTTTCAGTTGATTAGGGAATGTGACTTTAACCTTCTCATGAAAGACATTTGATTCATATAAAGATACGAAAGGTTTGCAGACTTTGTGATAAAAATCATCAAGAAATGTTTTATCCTCTAATAATGGTCTCACCTTCTGAATCTGAGGTGATGTCATACCATTAAAGTAATATATCACCTTTTGATTTTTAACCTCTTCACCTGACAAGTAACCTTTGAGATTAGGAATCAATACATCATTGATAAGTCGAGGTGTGTAGTCACGGTGCGTTGGAGTTTCTTTATTATGAACCCTTGCAACACAATTAGTATCAGATGTCGTGTTGTCTTTCTCCAATTTACGAGCTTCAGAAGGATTTACTGAACGTACAACATCAACTAAACCTATCTGAGATTTGACATCATTTAATATATTTTTCCATGAAGCACTATTCTTCGGTATATTTTGGTCTGTCAATGCCCGACCAATCTGTTCATCGTTGGGTTGGATATCACCATCACTTAACATTTTTAGAATCACCGAAGCAATACCTTGAGGTGTTCTTTGATCTCCTCCTACCTCATTTCTTCTGTGGTCATTCTCGTTACTAGTATATGCTTTTTTCCAGTATGAGCCAGACATGCCATCCTCATCGACCCAGACGACTGATGCAGCATAAAATGTTTTCTGACCAACTTCTACGTGAGCCGAATATCTGTTTTCACCAGTAGATAGATGTAGATATCCATCGATTACCTCACCGACAGGTGGAATATGATATTCGGGTTTATAAGTGCTATTTTTAATAAGATTTCCAAATGACTCTACTTGTTTTGGATTGATCCCACATGGTCTCCCTAGATTTTTATTTTTGTTCTTAGATGAAGGTATTACCTTATCAATAGGCCAATCCTTCATTTCAACGACCATCATTCCTTTTGCTTCAGGTTTCCTGCGGGGGATGGTTATGGTTTTGTTTGTTGGTGACATAGTATTTTAGTATATTTTAGTGTATAACAGTTTATTTTTTTGTGTGTGAAGAAGTAATATAACATAAACCGATCACTTTGTAAAGACTTTTTTTACGGTGTTCACGAGTTTTTTTGTCGGCATATTTCTTCGAGATAGTAGTAATTTATACTTCAAAATTTTTTCAATTTGTTCGGTGTAGACTCCAAGCGGATCTCGAATATCTTTCTTGAGCCGCCGAAGATTGTTGACCAGAATATCGATGATAGCTATTGTTTCGATTGAGATCTCTTCAGACAAAAGACAATCGAAGAGAATCGGACTTGTACAGATTCGATCAAAGGAGTCGCATTGTTCGTAAAGAGTTCGTAGATCATTTTCAAATTCGTAAGAAAGAGACTCCATTCTCTTGACATACTTTGAGTAGTTCTCCTCTTTCATGTCACCTATCCACTTGACTCCGGCAAGAAAGTTCGCCGTGAAGTATTCGATGACAACCTCGGGCTCCTTATATTTTCGTGCTATTCGTTCAAAAAAGAATCGGTCCTTTCGCCGAGTGAATGTGGATTCGTTAGAGCTGGTCTTAAATCCATACTTGGTTGCATCGTAGGAATCACTTGTGAAATGAAGTTTAAGAGACAGGTAAATCTGATATGCAGTATAACCATTCACAAAAGATATGCAGTCGTTCTCTTGATGATATTCAATTCCATTGCTTCGGCTTCAAGTTTGTCCTTCAATGGGCCACGAATAATTTTTGCGATGTCTTCGGGATCAATGTCCTTATCCTTACAGATATCAATGATTGCTTCGGTGTAAGACATCTCATCCGTCTGAACAAACTTCTCTACTTTCATTCGAAGTTCGTCAAAAGTAATTACGGGTTTAATTGGTATTTCATCTGTCATCATGCTTTGAGTATAATTGTGTTATCGTTGACTCGACCATTTGCCGAAGTTTTCTTGGTTGTAAGTTTCTTGAGGACGTTTGTTATTTGCCTTTCGGTTTTACTTACGATGATTGGAAGTATCTCTTCGGGTTTCCGTATCTTCAAAGAGAAGGAGTTCTTTTCGTCATAATCTCGAATCGTAGTTCCCTTTACCGTGAGTCCGGAAAGACTAGTGGTTGAAAGAACTGTCAACTTGCGATACTTCTCATTGAAGAGATAGACCTTTGTCGATCCTATGATTTTAATTGGATTGATCGAGGCAACTCCGTAATCGGGCGACGACTTCAGGTAATTCATCTTTGCGACCAACTTGTCAACACTCTTCTCCTTCGTCTTTCGAGGTTTGCGAGATGTCTTTTTTGTTGATTTGTAGATCTCTACATCATTCAACATCTCGTCCAGAAGAGCGATTCGTTTCTTGATTGCGGGTTTATTGAGATAGGAGTAACCTTCTACCGAGTCATGACAAGTCTTATCACGAGCTTCGATCAGTTCCGCTCGTTGTTTCTCAATCCAGTTTACAACAATTCCTAGAGAACTGATTGGAGCATTTACATTCTTCAGCAGAGATCCCACATTGATCTTGGAGATTTTTGTGGTAGAATTCAGAATCCATTCATCCAGCATCTCATCCATACGCACAAGAACTCCCTCTTGAATGCGTTCTTGCATTATATCGTAAACCGATACTTTCTTCTTGGTGTCCTTGGTTGTATTCCTTTCAATCGGAACTAAAGTTGAGATCTTGCGAAGATACTTCTCTACTTCCACACCATAGTCCACATTGTTGTGGAACTTTGGCATTCCAAGATTCATCATTCTTGCGAGTTTACCACAACTCACGATCTCGATACACTTTGGCGCTTTACGAATCATCTTCAACGTAGTTTTGTTGTCGGGGCGATCCGTTGATTTGACATACTCCTCAATGATAGGGAAATAGTCATCGGTGTTCAGATAGTAGTTGTAGAAGTTCAGAGCCCGACTCAAAGTCTTCTTCTTTTTCTCCTCAGTCCACGTATCGACATCGTGCCATGTTGGTTCTTCACCAGTCCATTGAGACTCGGTAGCGGCGACCAGACCGTTTTTTAGGAATTTACGTTTTGCCATAATTAAAATTCTTGTGATGAGATGTTTACAATATCCGAGAACTCTGCCTCGAAGAGATGGTATCCGGACCCGCCCGGATCTACAATAAATTTTCCGTTTTTTCTTCGGCCGATGATCTTACCGGACATGGTTGCATTTCGAGATTCTCCAACCGAAAAGGTAACGTAATATTCCTTATCAAGAGAGTCAAAAATTGTGGGATCAAGAGGATAGAGATCGTCGTCATAGATGAGTGGTAGTTGAAGTTGCATAGGTTTTCGGATTGTGAATAGGCCGGGAAATTCGTCGCAGTAATACATTATCGATAGAAGATGTGTCGCCCAATCTTAGTGGTGATTGTCATACTTTTCGCCCAGTAAGGAATCTTGATGTAGTCGGCGTGATAGTGATCAGCACCTTTCGTGTAATTCGTAGTTGGACTTTGAACAATCCTCAATGCTTCATTCCAACGAGGATGTTTCATCGCCTTACTAATTCCGGCTTGAGCGTCCTTGTCATTCCAACAAGAGAACTGATACCTTTGAAGACAAACCATCGCTTCGGACATCTTTCGTTTTGCGGCACGATTCACGATGATTTCGTTGACCGCTTCCATTGCACCTTCGTGATACTCACCACCCGCTTCAAGAATCAAAGTGGCGGCAACAATCTCGTCGGAGAAACGAACCTTTGGTTGAGAACCTTCTCCGGTAATCGCGAGAATTATGGAAATAAGAGAGGCAGTAATAGTTATTGTTTTCATCATCTATAAATCAGTATGTCTGAAAGGAGTGGAAAGTCAAGTAATAATTTGTAAAAGGAAAGTAAAAGGAGCGAGAGAGAAACACAAAAGAACCAAAAAAAACTCTCTCGCCCCATGCGTTATGAAAAAAATTTAGAAGTCTATGTGAGTCCCCAACAAACTGAGCTCTTCGGCGATGTCCTCTTCGGAGGGAAGAGTTGCTTCATGATTATAACAAACCGATTCCACATACTTCAACTTTGCGATCTCCTTTGCGAGAGAGTTGATGATGAGAAAAAGATCAAACTCACCTCTAGGAGTGTCTCTCTTTTTGTTCTTTGCCCGAAAGAGAAAACGAATATCAGATTCTTCCAGATCAACCAGAAGAGACAGATATTCCAACTCTCCTCTTGCAAGAGAAGGTTTCTTGAGAGGATTATCTCTCAATACGTCCAGAAGTAGTGATAATTTTTCGGGTCTATTCATAATTTATAACACTAATATAGTGAGGTTGAAGCGAAAGTCAAGGCGATATCGTGTAAAAAAGATGTAAAACTAATCTTCAAGAACATCGATGGGAAACTCAAACTCAGCTCCATCGTCATTGGAAACCCAAATGGAATCTCCATCAATTTCTTCGAGAACATACCATTCTCCGTTTATCATTACTAATTCATTAATCATACGTACTATTATGGGAAAGAAATCTTAAAAGTCAACACCTAATTGTGTAAAAAACAAGTAAAACTAACTGACATCATTTTGACACTTACTCAACATTTTTAAAACTAACTGACACCAATTCGACACTTACTCAACATTTTACCATTACTGAAATGCATGTCTAAATCACCAGTGCCACCGTGATATCGAATCAATCGATCAGTGATATCTTTCAAGTAGGGGCGATTAGGACTCTTCGCAACAGTCATGCGATAGAATCTCAATGCAAGAGAATCATAGTCGGACAAAGGCCGAGGTGAAAGACCCATGTTTTTGGGGAAGTTAATCATCATTGTCATACGAGTAATTTACTTGAAGTGAAATGAAAAGTCAACACCTAATTGTGTAAAAAATCTTTAAAATTATCAGATAAATACTCATGGTATTAAAGATGTCTTGATAGGTTGATAATGGCTGGATTTGTTTGATCGAAAGAATTATACTCTTTTTTACAAAACCTGTCAAGACTAAATACTAAGAAATGTTATGTTTGGACTCATCACAATGCTCGTATCAACACTTGGAGCCACCGGAATGGGGTCGCTTCTCAAAATGGCTGGTGGTCTTATTGCGAGTATTGCCGAGAAGAAGGCAGCTGCCGAAAAAAGGGAACTAGCAAGGGAACTTGCGGTATCAAGAGCAAATGCAGAACTACAAAAGAACCTCTTCGGAGAACCTGATAAAGAAACTGCGATGTTTACTCGCGCTACTCGCCGTTTCTTGGCTGTTATCGGGATGTGCAACTTTTTCGTCATCTCGGTACTTTGCACAATCTGGCCAACAGTCCAACTCGTCACCTTCACTCCACCCGAGTCAAAAACAGGATATAAGTTCATCTGGGGACTTATCGATATCCCAGCCCAAACCGACATCACCACCACAATCACGACGGGGCACATCTCTCTTGTCTCGATCACCACTTTGGCGGCAATAATTGGATTCTATTTCACACCATCCGCCGGAGGTAAGTAATGAGATTAATAGTTCGAGCGGCAATAACGAATCCTCCAACTAACATTCTCTCTTTTCGAGATCTCACATACTTCGCTAAACACAAACTTTACATGGATGTGTTGATCGAGACGAATAATGTTGATCTCTACTACAAGTGGCTCAAACCAAGAGGAGCAATGGATTATGTCGATGACATTCTTCCGGTTGGCATTGAAAATGGATTGAGACTTGAACCGAAACCAGAATACGCACCATCCATTATTGTTGATCGAATCATACCGGAGAATGAGAAACAATTATTTTCAAGAATATCTTGGAATATAGTGCTTTAAAAGGGGAGCAACTTTCGTCACTCCCCTTCTTTGTTTTCTATTTACTAAACGGCCTAGATTGTCTCCACTCTTCGAAAAGGTAGATCACAATCGCCGTCATAACGATTGCTTGAAATGCAACTATCATTTATTTTCTTCTCCATTGTTAAAACTCCCTGTTGGAAGTGTTCAGGAGTATTTATAACATAGGGCGTTTTTAAAGTCAAGTTTATTTTGAAGTCAATCGATTCACACCATCCCAATTATCGGGGCAACCGGATCGAAGTTTCTTTTCCATGATTCGATAGTATTCCTCGTGGTGATCGGTCTCCTTGATACACCAGTCGATAAGTTCAAGCGCTTCTTTCCACTCACCCGCATAGTAAAGTTTCAGAAGTTTGTGGTGTGCTTCGGTGGTCCTTCCAATAGTGTACACCTTTACACCCTTTGTCTTTCCCTTGACAGCGATGCAATCAAGTTCCATGAGACTCACAAAGTGCCTTACTTCCTCGGCGGTATTCTCTCCAAGTATGAGACGAACTCCATAGTTCTTTGATTGACCTTCAAGTCGAGCCGCAAGGTTCACACTATCTCCAAGACATGTGTAGTCAAACCTTTGATCTGATCCCATATTGCCGACTACCACACTTCCGGTGTTGATTCCAATACCCATACCAAACGCCGGTATTCCTTCGGCCGTAATCTCGTCGTTAAAACGATCCAACCTTTCAAGCATCTCTTGAGCGGTAATCACTGATCGTATGGCATGATCGATTTGATCCAATGGAGCATTCCAAAACGCCATCTGTGCGTCACCAATGTACTTGTCCAATGTTCCTTCGTTTTTCAGAATAGGTTCTGTCATTGCCGTCATGTATCGATTCATTATTTGAGTCAGGCCCTGAACATTCTCACCATAGTGTTCTGAGATCGCGGTGAATCCTCTTACATCCGTAAAGAGTATGGAGAGGTCTCTTGTCTCACCTCCAAGTCGTAGAAGCTCGGGATTCTTTTGAAGTTTCTCAACCAACGCGGGCGAGAGATAAGTGCCAAACTGCTTTTTGATTTGAAGTTTGAGTTTCAGTTCTGTCAAAAACTTGACCACATAGTTGTGTCCTACCACCACCGAGAGACCAATCAATGGAAATACCACATCAATCAACAGTTGTTCGCGAAGAAAGATATGAACCACTCCCAAACCCGAGATCGCACCAAGAACTATCGGAAAGACATATCCGTGAGTCCAGTAGCGAGAAACAATCAAACAGAGAAGAGAGAAAAGAATCATTCCACCGATTTCTGCGGCATACATCCAGTCCGGCCGTGAGATGTTAGTTCCACTGATCGCAGTAGAGAGTGCCATAGACTGTACATGATGCGGAAAGACTTCTCCAAGGGCGCTAGCGACTGGATTCGTAATACCACCCGCAGTCATACCAACGATTGCGATTCGACCATTCAGAACTCCGTCTTTGACATCCTCGAAGTCAATTGACTCAACGGATTGTTGCCAGTCGATCCAAACACGACTCAAAGGATCCGTTTCGATAGTAGAGAAACTTGGTATACGAACTGCTTCTACTCCGCCAATATTTGTTTTGATTTGAAAAGAAGGATCCCCGGCCGCGACTCGAAGTGTTTCGAGTACGATTGAAGGATAGAGTTCACCATTGACCGATATGACCATTGGCAATCTTCGAACCACTCCATCCAACTCCGGCATAGTGACCGATATTCCCTTACCAAACGCCGAACTCTGTATTGGCTCCACATTTGGTATAATACCCGAGAATCTTGGCACCACATCGTTTGGATCCACATCTCCAATCATTGACACACCAATTGGATCTGGCGTGTAATTCGAGTTTCCAACAAGATACGGAAGAACCACTGGCATTCCTTCAATTGCCGTCGCAAGGAACTCGTCCTGTCCAAATCGATCCGGCTCAGTCATAGCGATATTGAATACCACCAAACCTGCTCCGTTGAGATAAAGAGTCTCAATGATCTGTGCATACTCGTTTCTTGGAAAGGGAAATTGTCCCAATCGAGCTATTGTATCGTCTCCAATGTCAATCGAAACAATCTGACTTGGTTCGATCTCTCTTGGAACTTCGGTTATGATGAGATCGAAGAATCTTAATCGAAAAGACTCGATCACATCGAAGTTTGCTACTCCAATTGCAGTCACTAACAAAAGTGATAGAATCGGAGATTTAATTTTGTTCAATATAGAACTCATTGTCGTTTCCTAGATTAAGTATGGCCTCTTGTCCATACTGATTAATATTTATGGTCGGAGAAAGTCCAAGAGGATAGGTGATTGATATGTCTCCTCCGACGAATCGTTGAATCGTTTGAGTTCCTTCGTTACGATCCACTATTCCAAATGTTTGTGTCTCTTCGTCAAATCCAACTCTTTCGGTTGTGTCTGCCGTAATTGCATCCGCAACGAGTTGTATTGTATCAAGTAGATTGATGAGAAAATCCACATCAAGTAAATTGATATCGAGCGCATTGAACTCCAACTCATCACTATCAAGTTGATTAATGTCAAGTTCTTTGAACTCTAAAAAGTCTATGTCGAGTATATTATCCACTGCCGTTTCAACGTCTTCTTCTGCGTCCATGAGCTCGGGCGGTGTAGAGACGATCAATTGATTTGAGATCAAGTCTTCGGTGATGTCCAACACAACTGGTCTTGTTGGCATACTGTTGGCGCTATCCACATGAGTCGCCATAAAGGGTTGATTCATCACCACCGATCCGGCCAGAGTAATCACCTCGATCTCTCCTACCGTTCCATCGAAGTTCGGTAGAAGTATCACTGTTGAACCTCCGATCTCATTGACGACCATCGAAAACTCTGTACCACGAACGGCGATTGTCGCAACCGGAGTTTGTATGTCAACATCTTTTGCATTATTTTTTGCAATTCCTCCACTTGCGTATCGAACCGTGCCAATTGCCACTTTTAGAGCCAAACGATTGACCGACTTTGGTTTCGTATCATAGACGAAATCATCGATCACCAACTTTGAGTTCTCCTTGATTCTTACCTGAGTCTTGTCCTCAAAGGTAATACTCGTAAGACCATTTCCGGTTTCGATGAGATCGTTTGACTCTACTCCTAACTTCTCGGCAAGTTCATACTCCTCCTTCAAACGACTCAGCATACCATCACCTTTCAAATAGGTGACTTCTCCGATAGTTTTACCTAATGCTGAAGTCGAAAGAAGAAGAAATAGAATTACTGCTGCGTAACGCTCCACGTCCCCGAACTTCCATTGATCTCAAGCTCAATGATGTTCTGAGTAGTGGTTGCTTGTTGATCAAGTGTTATGGTATTGGAATCACCCGTTACATCAAGCGTAATCATGTGACCATTGGTTACACCAGCCGTAAACTCCGCTTGATCGATTGTTATATCGTTAGAGTCTCCGTCTATATCGATATCATCCACTACATCATCTCCAAGAATGTCAATATCAAATGTGTTTGAATCACCAACGATCAGAGCATCAAAATTCAGATTATCGATCTGTGAGACAGCACCCGCATTGAATGTTAAATCATTCGTACTTCCGGTTGCATTAAAGTCAAATGTTGACGATGTTGCGTTCAATTTGATTGTCTGAGTGTTTGACGAACCCGTCAAATCAATGGTGTAGTTAGAGTTTGATCCTTTGAGATAACCAGTCAGAGAGTTATTGCTACCTCCCTGATCAATAACGATTGTTTGACTGTTTCCGTCTATGTCTACGGTTGGAGTGGTTGCGCTTGAATCTCCAATCGTGTTTCCTGTACCTGATTGCGATATTGTTACGGAACTGCTGGTTCCGGATATTTGTTTTATATATATTTCATTCGCTACAGCATTAAATAAGAACATGATAAAAGTCATCAATGTAAATGTGACTTTTTTCATAGTTTGCCTTTCTTGTCTATTTATACCATACTCTTATTCGAAATAACCTAATTCCTTACCATCCTCAATAAGTATGAGAATTCCCTCGTTGATAGCGAGTTTTATGGCCTTATTAATTGATTCATTCTTTGCCATTCCGATTTCAGTCTCCAGAGCTCTTGATGTTGTGTCAAAAATGACAAATGTATCAATACCTCTTCTTACCGAAAGTATATTTTTCTCTACCAGCACCGTGATTAATATTTCTCCGGTTGAAACTGATACCATTCTCAGTGAAATGATTACCTTATCGCGGCGATACTCCGTACTTGCACCTATTCCAAGATACCGTGCTCCTTCACCACCGGACTCGTAGTTTGTTTCGTAACCGACAATACCACCTTCCATAATGACACCCGCAAAGAGCATAGGCGCCAAAACATCAGGAGCGTTGGCCTTCTGTCTTTCGGATAAAATGATCTGTCGTTCGCGAACAAGGTTGTCAATACCGATTCGTTCTACAACTCGAAACCATGTACCATTTCCGGCCTCCTGTAAAGACTTAATTAGATAGGTCTCGGCACCCTGAGTAACAATAGTTGAGAGTGACATTCCCATATCACTACTCTTCTTTTGTCCGGTGAGATCGCGAAATGAGTAGACTGCCACCACGAGTGGTTCTCCTCTCTTTGGCGGATCAATGGATCTCAGATCGTACTGATTCCTCGCCTCCGAGAACTCGTTTGGTCTCTCACTTGGAAAGGACCGTTTTTCAATTGTTGCACATGATGTAAGTAATAACAATATTGTGCATAGATATCTCATTAACCTCCACCAGCAGTTGGTATCACAATGCCTGCGATTGGAATATCAACGATAGTGGTTGTTCCCTCGACATCCTGTACCGTCAGTTGAATCGTATCGATGAGTTTCTGATACGATATCGTATTACCTTCAAAAGAAATGATGCCCGAGTTCTGTGCCTCGGCTGTGTCCGATCCAAACATCGTCTCAACTAACTTTGCCGAAAGTGTGGCATAAACCCGAGACTCAAGGTTGTTCATGAACTTCGAAAGGTTGGTATTCTTTGCGTCTCGTACCGCCTTTGCGAGTGCCGCTTCTGCCGCCTTTCTCTTTGATTCTCGACGAGTGAACTCTTGGTTTTCGATAGTGATCACATGTTGAGCATATCCAACACCCGAGAAGGCCGGATTCTTAAACTGATGCACAAACTCACTTCCCTGTAATGTTGTGATGAAAAGTAAAACTACTAGGTATCTCATTCTTCTCCTGTGCTATTAAAGGTTTGGCTCTTTGACTGATATCGACTGATCAAATCGTTCAGAACCTCTTTCTGCTCTTTATTCAGAGTTTCATCCAAAACTCCCTTGTGTTCCAACACCATCGATAGTTTCATATTGATTCGAATCATGTCGTTGTCTAACATTCGAACACGATCCACCAACTTAATGAGAGTCCCCATTGTTTCACCAATAACGGGATTGATCGTTTCTGTCACCCATTTCCATATAAAGAAAATGAAGTAGCCCATTCCCATTGCCGCAATGATAGGAAATCCAAAATCTTTAATCGCCTGTGTTATGTCCATTAGTCTCTCCTTGCGTCCTCTTTTCCTTCGTTAGCAGCAATACGATCAATGTTTGCCTTCACACCGAGAACATAACTTAAAAGAGCATCGATCTTAATTAGATCATTATTCATCGTTTGTACCCGATTATCAAGTTGTCCTATGATGTTTTTGAGTGTGGTGACACTTCCGGTAACACCAGCCAGAATGAATTTCAGTGTAAGGAACACAAATCCACCTGCCGCAATCGCTCCGGCGATAGGAAAACCAACTTCAGATACTAATGTTAAAAAGTCCATGATGATCTGAGTCTATTTATATAAAAACTCCCGTTCAGACGAATCTAAACGGGAGCTCTATCTTCGATGACGAAATTGTTACACTCGCGGAGGAGTTGTTCGAATCTGCTTCTTTGCAGTTTTCGTCTTTGGTTTACGACGACTCTTGACTTCCTTCTCAACCTTTTCGCGAAGTTCTTGTGCTTCTTCTTCCAATTTGTTGGCAATAGCACGAACTTTACGAGTATTGTTCAAGGTAATCAATGCACCACCAATAACACCAGCGATGAATATTAATATATCTATGATCATGATTTGTATATGTTTTGTAGGTATGTTTCGAATTGCTCAACTTTATCCATGCGATTTGGCCAGTAGATATACTCTTTTTCTGGATTCGCTTTGAGATTGTTGAGCAAAGGTTGTATTGCGTTATATAAGCGATCAATCTTATCTTGAACACTTTGTGCCGTTGCTTCCGATTCCTGAGCAGTCGATGCGGCTTTCTGAACCACATCTAACTCATCCTCGGTTACGGCTGTAAAACCGAAATCAAAAAATTCTTCGTCTGCCATGTGTTTATTTATTCTTTTGAATTGCTTCAATCACCTTTGGAGTGGTCTTTCGATTCAATTCTTCGGACCAAATCAGTGGACCCCGAGATCGACCGATTGTCTTTCCAACTCCACCTGTCTTTGTCCTATTCTTCAATGCTCTTTTGCTCATACTTTAGTTCCTTTCTTTTTTTCCACCGTTCTTTCATTTGCAAACTTCTCAATTTTCTTAACTCGTCTGTATAACTTTCTTTTATGGCAGCAGATCTTTTTGCTATAGTTTCTTTTGTTTGAGGCCGTTTAGTTGTTCCTTTTGGATAGTTATTTTTATATCCTGTAACGCCTTTATTCCAAACTTCATAGTGTAATTTCTTTCCTTTGTTCCACGGCTTTACACCATGCATTGGATTTCTTTCACCCGATACATCTACTTTACCTTTTGAAAGTAAATTAGCAGATCCATAATCACCTTGATCTAAATGTATTTGTATATGTTCCTCTCTAGTCAAAGCAACTAAATTTTTAATACTATTATTATTTCTATCTCCATCAATATGATGTATATCTATATCTGGCGTTAGAGTTACTTTATGATAGTCTTCGTATATCTTTCTGTAATTCATAAAAGTATTTATACTTTTGTTGAATTCTATCACTACTATACTTTAGTTCCTATCGTTCTTCGAATTATGTCGTTAGGATCGAACATGGCCCAGTAAAGTTCAAACGCAACTCCATCTTCGAGTCCTTCGAACTGATGAATCTTGCCCGGTTTTACCTGAGTGAAGTCACCTGCTTCTAAAATTGTTTCGTCTACCAATCCTTTCTGATCGTCATCTTGCCAAACTCGAACCAACATTCGACCGGACTCAACATAAAATCCATTCCATTTGTAGGCGTGTTCATGTTCAGAACATTTGTATCCCGCCTTGAATTCAATTCGATGAAACTCCAATACACCATTCGCATGTATGAGTTCGGTTTGTCCCCAAATTTTTCCGCTCTTCATCAATAGTATCTCTTTTGAAAGGGGGCTCGCATCTTACCCTGAAGTGTTCTTGCTTCGTCCAGTGTTGGAATGATCGCACAATCGATATGTGTGTAACCAAGATCAATCGCTACTCGAATCCTTTGAGATCCACCCCAAACAGTCCATTGTCTTTGCATGTTTTCATCCAAACCATCATTCCATTCAGGTAAAGGATCCATGCGATTCTTATATTGTTTCTTCTTTTTTCGAAGTTCAGTTCGAGTTGGATTTGAAACAAGAAGAG